AATTGCTATTGCCATGATCAATAATAATATCGCCTTCCATACAAAATGATAGTAACTCATCTAAAGTATCCTCTACAGTTTCTGCTGGTACTACCATCATAAAGACGCCAGGAGCTCTTGACGTATCACCAAATACACCCGAGGTAGAATGTACTACTTGAACAAGGCTTTGAATAGAAGTGGTATATCCACTGATATAACCCGCTTCAAATTGCGCTTCAGCTTTTTTAACATTGTTACGATACCCATGTACTTCGTGTCCTGCCTTGATCAAACGACGGGACATTCCTTCTCCCATCCGACCAAGACCAATCATTCCTACTTTCATCCTTTAACCTCTTTTTGAAAATATTCTGGTAAGGGACATCCCTTGAATTTGTCTATCTCATTCACAGATAAGACAAACATTGTAGTAGCTCCTAAGCAAAAAGCAAAGAGCATTTGTGGGAAATTGTAATTACCCATGTGTGCAGTTGGATCAGGAGGATCATCATGAGGATGAATCATCTTTTCGATCTCTAATTGCCGCTTCGACTTGGCGTCTAACTCGGTCTCTTGCTTCTGGGTCTTCTGTTTCTTTTCTGGAGTAGCCATGTTTCTGATGAAAGATAAAATGTCCTTGACATATCATAGTGATTCCAAACAAAAATGCAGTAGCAACTCCTACCCATTCTATAAATGTATATCCATCCATGGGAATAGTGGGGGTATAGCTCCAATCAATCTAAGAAGACCTTCAGAGAAAAGTCCTAGAATAAAGAACCCAACGAACATACTGATGATACCAGCATTACGATTATGTCTTCGTATAGCAGTATCTATCATCTCCTGCACTTCAACTTTAGTTGTCCATTCGGGAGGTTCATTTCCCTTACCCCAATCCTTAAACATACCAGTCACCATCTTCATACCCCTCCTTTAGGTCATCCAATCCATTTAATGTTTCAAGACGTTTTTCCCAAGTATCACCACCTTCATATCCCTTTAATGGATTGATACAAGTATGATCCCCATAATTGTTACACACTAATCCAGCAAGATCTAATTCATTGCCTTTGTTTCCAGTCCCAGACCAGTAGTGTTCACCATTTATCCAAATGGCACGACACTTAGGACATTCCTTCCTTTCTAATTTAAGGTCGGACAGTTCCCTGTCTTCGGTCATATTGGTACTCCGTTGTAGTTTTTGTAGTCAACTGCATGGTAGCATCATAACCCATGCAAGCAGCTATAGCAACATTTTGTTATGATTAGGTGAAAATAAGATGCTTTAGGATATATATGCATTACATATTCACTTTATATTGTATTGTGTTGATACACAAAAATTACATATGAAAATCTATAGCCAAACTATATCTTGATTTTTTTGTAATTGGAGGGACCGTATGGTCTAAACGTTTTGAAAAAGTAATTGCTGAATTAGTAGGACATTTACTTTTATATATTTTATCACCATACTTAAACCAAGTTCCAACATTTTCAGGATTCTCTATCATATAGACACAAGTAAATTCATGATAATGTGGTCGATTATGATTATGCCAAAATTCATATGAAAACCGATGATCAGTATAATTAATCCAAGATGTTAATACTTGATTTTCTATCCCAACTTTTTCTCTGACCTTATTGATAAGATAATCAGATTCTTCAGATAATAGATGAAGATTTGGGTAAGTTTGTAATCCGGGGGCACCTGATATTCTTTTTAAATTTAGTCCACCTTTATAACGTAATACAAGTCTTTCTTCCTCAGGTAAAATATTATAATAAGTTCTTATTTCAAACTTATCCAAATATCCAACATCAAAAGAAGTCACTTTATTTCAAAATCCAATTTACGCACTTTTCTTTGGCGTCTTGCTTCTTGATATGCCAGGTCATTACTAGAGAGAACATTTGATTTCTGTTCTTTCTTTGAAGAATTTATCATCACAACTTTATTTAAATCTACTGCTGATACTTTATCACCAGTCACTGACATCATGTTTGGACACCCACAAACTTGGGTCTTATTATTACTACGCAACTCCTTGTTGCAATCTTTGCATCTTACGATAATCATTGGTCATAGGTCCTCTTTAGGAATGGGCGAAGAGGGGATCGAACCCCCGACATTCTCGGTGTAAACGAGACGCTCTACCGCTGAGCTATTCGCCCGTAATCATCTTCATATCTTACAATATCATCTTCTTCAAGATATGATCCACATTGTACTTCTACAATTCGCAGAGGTATTATTCCAGGATTAGAAAGATGATGAATTTCTGTGGGAGGAACATAGATACTTTCATTTTGAAATAAAAGTTTTTCTACATCTCCTACTTTAACTTTTGCTGTTCCTACAACAACTATCCAATGCTCGGACCGATGATAGTGCATTTGTAAGGATAATCTGGCACCAGGATTAACAACTATGTTTTTTGTTTTGTATCTGTCACCTTCATCAATGACTTCATACCAACCCCAAGGTCTCTCAACTTTCATCTTCATTTAAAATCTCCACACTATGTATGAAGAAAGCGGGTAATCGGGATCGAACCGACGACATTCAGCTTGGAAGGCTGACGTTCTACCGCTGAACTACACCCGCAGCATGGGTCTTACATAGGAAAGGAGGTGGTGGTGGTCTTTCCTACTGCCCAATATTAAATTGTATAATAAAAAAATAGTAATGTCAAGCAGGTCATCCAGGACTCGAACCTGGGATATCCGCTTAGAAGGCGGAGGTTATATCCACTTAACTAATGACCCAAAAGGGGATCAACCCCGTTCAATGTAATCTTCATATTCTTCGCCAGTTGTATCTTCCAGCGAAATAATGTCTAGTTCATCTTTTGGGGATATCCATTCATAAAATTCATCAATAATTGCTACTTGATCTTCTGGATTTCCTTTCTTTTCTTCGATAATATCGATTGCCCAATCACGAATATGTTGAACAATATCTTCAGTTTCAACTTTCTTCATAGTAGTCTTTGCGGAAGTACCTGCTGAGGATGTTGCTATTGTAGTAGGCGGGGACTCCTTTGTCAAGGGACTCTGTGAGAACGTTGTTGATGAAGAGTTGTTTTGTTTCCTCGAAGTTTGTTTTGCCAGGTGTTTTATGTAGTGACAAGATAGTGCGACTAAAACTTTGTCGCCCCAGTCGTTCAATTTCTTCTTTAAGTTCTGGACAAGACCCATAATATTTTTTCCAATCAGATTCTTTCTTTACTTTGCGTTTCTTACCAGGAGGTTTTCTGAATGACCAGAAGTATTTTCTACCGATGTACTTTCGATTGTTTTGGAGATTTGTAATGAGATAGACAAAACCGAAGTTATCGTCAATACTCTCAGATAAAAAAGGTTGTCCTTCAAAAATCCAGGGGTTTTCATAATCAATACCTGTACTCATTAATTATATCTAACACTTTGTTCAGATATTTATGTGCTAGATCTTTCTCTCCTTGCCATACTGTTGATGGTTCATTGTCTACTGTATGCTTTAACTTAAGTATCTTTACCTTCAGTTCTTCTTTTTCAATTTGATTCTTGGGCATATAGGGGGAATAATGTCTCCCCCTATTTAATAGCAGTAATCAGAGTTTAAATCCACTAAATGTGTTTTTGCTGACATCTTGCTTAATACCACCGACTACATAAGATTCAACTTCAGTTTCTTGAGGTGCAACCTGAAGACCCTTAGAAGAAATCCAATGTTGTGTCCATGGAAGTGGATTATTCTTTGCAGCAATATCATACTGTGGTTTCAGTCCAATTGCTTTCAAGCGACGATTAGCAACCCACTCAACATACTGTTGAAGTAGTTTGTCATTAAGACCGATCATAGATCCATCCTTGAATAGATAGTCTGCCCAACGCTTCTCTTCGTTTACAGCACGATCAAATGCCTTGTAGGTCCACTCCTCTTCTTCCTTCATGATTTGCTTCATTTCAGGATCATCACCTGCCTTCCACTTATTGAGGATGTTTTGAGTAATTGCAAGGTGCTGGTTCTCATCTCTGGCGATAAGTGAGATAATCTTAGCGGACCCTTCCATAAGTTTAAGTTCGCCAAATGCGAAGCTGCAAGCGAAACTAACATAGAAACGGATTCCCTCTAGAACATTTACATTTGCAATCGCTCTAAAGAGTTTACGCTTTAGTTCATATCTATCGTCCATTGCAG